ATGACAAATAAAGAATTAGTGGAACAATCTGAAAAACTAGCAACGGCGTGGGAATCATTGAGAGTAAGTATTGATAATTTATCAATGGCAATAGCTGTTGCGAAATATGATAGTGATTGGTGTGACTATTTCTTTAAAAGCGAGCAGTCAAGCAATCTTGAAAGTAATCTATCGAATATTGCTAGTGTGATGTTAGAAGTTAGTAATGACATTTGTTCCAAATATTAGGTGATTAATATGAATGATAAAATCAACCACCTAATCCAAGCCCTTGATTACGTAGACCACGGTTTCTCAATTTATCCATTGGTTGAGAATACCAAAGTCCCAATTAAAGGCACTCACGGATTTAATTCAGCTAGCAATGATTTAGTAACTATACGAAATTGGTACAACGAACATGCTTACAACATTGGTTTGAAATTAACCGATAAAAATATCTTTGTCGTTGATATGGACGTTGGCCACGAAAGTGGTTTTAACGGCATAGCGAGTTACCAGCAGTTATATAAGAAACATCATTTTCAACCGTTACCAAAAGATAGTTATATCGAACGAACGCCGTCAGGGGGACTGCATTGGTTTCTAAGTTACCCAAAGGGGTCACCAGTCAAAACTGTTCAATCGGCTTTTGGTAAAGATACAGGAATTGACATCATTACCAGAGGCGTACCAGTTTATCCCACCATGGTTAATAACAAGCGGTACCAGCCAATAGACGGCCGAACGCTTGCCGATGTTAAGCCGGCCCCTAAATGGCTAGTTGATATGTTGGCGGGACAGAAAGTGAACAGTGCGTCAGAACACGCCTATACCACCCGGCAAAAGAAGTATACCGGGCGTCTGCTAGATGAAATGGTGACCGGAACAACCCAAGGTAATCGCAATGCTTGGTTAACTAAAATTGCCGGTCGTATGTTTGGCGTCGGTGCTGATCCCAAGACAGTCTATAACATGCTGTCAGTGATAAATGATTCGTTTGTTGATCCAGCACTACCAAGCAAAGAGGTTAATGTGATTTTTCAATCTATTTTAAAACGAGAGAGTAAGGGGGTTCATTAATGGGTAAAGCAATGGATTTACCAGCAGAGACCCGAGAAACAGCCAACAATGTTATCAAAATGCAACGTGACGCCGATTTGACTAGTGAATTTAAGCAGGATTCTAACGGCGGTATAAAAACCAAGTCATTATATAATATTCGTTTGATTATGGAAAATGATCCAATACTAAAAGGGTTGGTTGTATTTGATGAGTTCTCGGAGCAAATTGTAAAGACACCACAAACGGACGATCCATTATTTAAAAAAGGTTTTTGGAATGATGGCGACGATACCTTATTGAGAAGTTACCTTGAAGATCGTTACGATTTATTGTTCAGTAAGGAAAATATTACGGATACGGTAGTCACTGAATCTCGCTGTAAGCTAGTCAATCCGGTTAAAGAACGCATTGAAAAGGTTGCTTGGGACGGTAAGCCTCGTGCTGAACGTTACTTCATTGACTATTTAGGTGCCGAAGATAATCATTACACCCGAACCATTACTAAAAAATGGCTAACTGGCCTTATTGCCCGCGTCTATGCTCCCGGCGTTAAATTTTAAATTGTGCCTATTCTTGAGGGAAGTCAGGGACTTGGCAAGAGTACAGCCGGTCGAAACCTTTACCCGGATAAGTTTAACGACACATTAAAAGGCATGGGGAAACAAAAAGACGATTACCAACAATTGCAAGGTAGTTGGGTAGTTGAGATTGCCGAGCTTTCAGCGATGAAAAAAACGGATATTGAGGGAATTAAAAATTTCATTAGTGCGCAATCTGATATTTACCGAAATAGTTATGGTCGCTATGCGTTGCCACACCTCCGTAAATGCGTTTTCATCGGGACAACCAACCAATCGGACTATTTGAAAGACGCCACCGGTGAGCGACGCTTCTTTCCAATCAAATGTGGCGTTAGTAAAGCCAAGTTAGATGTATGGCACCCGGACGAAAATTACATTCTTCAAGTTTTAGCGGAAGCCAAGTATTGGTTTGATAATGGTGAACTGCTATATCTGGATCAGGCGACCATGAAAGAGGCAAAGACGTATCAGATGGCTGCTGAAACTGTCGACCCCATGAAAGATGCCATTGAAGAATTTTTATCCATGGAAGTGCCTGTTGATTGGGAAAACATGAGTACCAGCTTGAAGCAAAGCTATGTTAGGGACTACGGCAGTGAATCGTCGTGGTTGTTGGCACAAGTTAGTGAGAAACGGACGCTTTTAAAACAAACGACTACGCGGGAAATTATGGCAGTTGTATTCTGCAAAACAGTGGATCGCTATTTAACTGGAAGAACTAATTCGGAAGCTAAGCGGATTAAGCTATTAATGGATAATATGGACGGGTGGAAGTCACAACGAATTAGAACTAACGGCAAGCAACCACACGGATATGTTAGAGAATTATAGCTAAAGTTTATAAACAACGTTGCAAAGAAAGTCAGTGTGCCACGTTGTTCCACCAAATGGGCCACGTCAAGGAACTTTTAAGCGTTGCTATATCAACGTTTTTTCACGTGTGCCACGTGTGCCACGTTAAAACGAAAAGTTTTAGATACAGGAGGAAAAGGAAAAATGAAAGTAATTTATCCAAGTTTAGTTGAGCAAGCTTTTGATCTTTATGTCAAACAATATGGGACGGTTCCCCCAAGTAAAGTTAACAAGTTGAAATCATATATTTACAAAGCCTTGGTAAAAAATGGTATTTTAGATCAAAATGGCAATTCAACTCAAAAAGCAAAGGATGATGGGTTAGTGGAAAGCTTTACTCCAAACAAAGATGGAGAATATGAGCCAGAAACTGTAAGAGATTTAAAGCTCATGTATCCAATGTATGCACAATTCAGTGACAATCACTTCATGAAATCAAGCCAAGGGTGGTTAGCTGACGCCTATGTTATCCGAAGTATTTCAAGCCAAGTCTTGAATAATCCTTTCAGCGATTAAGAACAACGTAAAAATGCGTACAAGATGTTGGAACAATTAGATGATTAATATACAGAAAGGATCTAACTATAATGATTAAAACAAAAACAATTGTCCAAATTACCGCACAGAATTTGGATCGAGCAATCAACAGAGAATTAACCAACCTAATTGATAGTGACAGTGTTATTGACATTAAGTTTTCAAGCAACGCATTTGGAAAAGACTTAGATTCTTCTTCTTCAGAATATTGCGCCATGATTATTTATAAGTGAGGTTAGTTAATGAAAGCCTATGATGTATCGCGTATGAAGCACCGCTGCCAATTCGGGGTATATGGTAATGGTGAGATGAACCCTAATACAGGTGCGCCCGTTCAGAAGTTTGTTCCGCAATTCTCACTATGGTTCGGTGAGTATAGCCAGACCATTAATCAGCAAATTACTCTAACCGGAGACAACCTGACAGATACGAAGATGATTGTGGTACGGCATAATGAGCAGGTTAATCAGCAGCAACTGGTTAAGATCGGTGACACCCTTTATCGGGTCAACAACGTAGCCGGTGATGATGAGGTTAACTCATTTGATGTCATCACATTGGTTCGCTACCAGAAGCGCGGGTAATAAATGAGAGGTCGTCTTTACAGGCGGCCTTTTGTGTATGTAAGGAGATCTATTTATATGGCAAAACCTATGAAGCAATGCAACCATGCTGGGTGCCGTCAGCTGGTGCCCTATGACGTCCGTTACTGCGATAAGCACCAGCATAAGGCTAACGCCGAAACCTACCACAAGCGCATGTATGGCGAGTATGAGGGACGCTATCAGCAGTTCTATAAGTCATCTCAATGGCGTAAGTTGTCCCGGCGATTCCTAGAAAACAATCCAATCTGCGTGCAATGCTACCAAGATGGTGTGATACGCAAGGCTGATGTAGTGGATCATATCGTAGAGTTGCGTGATGATTGGTCACGGCGACTAGACGAAAGCAACTTACAACCATTATGCTACCGACACCATAATCAAAAGACTAAACAAGCTAGGGAAATACGACAAAAAGAGGGTAGCACAAGAAATAGCGTTAGGCCTTGATATGACTGCGATAGTCGGTAATAGATGTTGGTTGCGATTATACAGAGTATTCGCAAGTGAACATGGTTAGGTAGAGCTGAATTTTCAGCTGAACTTAGGTAGTATATCTGCGCAAAATTGCGCACATCTTTCAGCTGAATTAAAGATGGCTGGCTAAGTTAAACTTAGGTAGTATATCTCCCCAAAATTGGGGACATCTTTCAGCCGAGTTATTGAGCGGAATTTTCCGCTGTACTATCTGTGGTCGCAAGTTACGACCCCAACGCACTAACTTGGTGCATTAGCTGACCCGTTAAGATGACGGGATAGGTTGCTTTCGTGGCTCAATTTTGAGCCCCCAATTTTGGGGAGCTAAGCCGAATTTTCGGCTGAGTCGGCATTATGCAGACTTAGGTCTGCGTGGCTAATGTGAACACGCAGGTTCTATGAATGCCGGAGTATCAATGATATGGGGGCTATGAATGAACCGATAAGAGCGGGCACACTCCTTTCTGTGCGTAAATTTCCCTTTAAAAGTTTGATTTTTTGCCAATATTGACAGGAATCAGAAAATGTCTACTACTTTATGCGAAATTTGCATAAATAAAAAGCCAAGGGGTAAAGCATAACTATATGGAGTATGCTAACCAATAACAGCATACTATATATTGCACTTTTCCCTCGAAAGTGTTACGATTTACGTATAATAAACGAATTCCGAATATATGTGCATTTAAGCTACCTCAGCCATGCTGCGGTGGCTTTTTTGCATATAAATTTAGCGAAAGGAGCCCGAAAATGGGTCAAAAAATTAAGCAACTATCAACTCTAAAAAAACATCTAACGAACGAAGAACGCGACCAGCGTAAGGACGCCGAGACTGCCTTGTTTGATTACCCGTCACTCGATTTAACGCCCCCTGATTGGTTACATGACCGTGCCTTGACTGAATGGCAACGCGTTTCCCCGTACTTGAAAGCCAACACACCCATTAGCGAACTTGATCGGGCCCTTCTAGCAAGCTACTGCCGGGCTTATGCCACCATTCAGACTTGCGAGAACGATATTCGTAAGAATGGATTGGTTCAAACTAATCAGGAAACTGGTGCGCGCAAGCCTAACCCGTATGTAGCATTGCAATCTCAAGCCATGAAAGACTTAAAATCCTTGGCTAATGATTTAGGCATGTCATTATCTAGCCGGGCTCGTATGGAATTGAATAAACAGAAAGATGATACGCCGGAAGATTCTTTTGAGGCGATGTTGTCATGATTGAATACGTTGATCAAGTTTTGTCCGGTGAAGTGCTGGCTGGTCAAAAGATTAAATGGGCGTGTGAGCGATTTAAACGCGATTTGAGCCGTTCTAAAGAAGCGAGTTTTCCATTCTACTATGATGAAGAAGCGGCGACAAAAGCGGTTCAATTTATCGAATTAATGCCCAAAACGGACGGTACCAAGCTAACCATGCAGCCCTTTCAAAAATGGATTATCAGTGAGTTATATGGGTGGCGGGAAAAATTGACTGGCAATCGGCGATATGATCGAGCGCTCATTAGTATGGCACGCAAGAATGGCAAAACCTATCTCGCTTCTGGTATGGCCGCTAATGGCCTTTTAAGAGAACGTCAGCCCGCCCGTAACCGACAGGTATTATTCGTCAGCAACGCCCTTAAACAAGCTAAATTAGGCTACGATATGCTTTCAAGTGGTTTACGGCAAGTCCGTAAGCAGTCGAAGTACATGCGGCAACGCATTAAGGTGCAGAAACAAGCCATTACCGACCTAGAAACTGATTCGCAAGCCCTAGCCCTTGCTAGTGATACCAGTACACTTGATGGTTATGCCGGCACCACGGTTATTTTAGACGAATGGCATGAGGCTAAAGACCGTAAGGTATACAACGTCTTAAAGTCCGGTCAAACGCAAGAAGATAATTCATTGCTAGCGGTGATTTCCACTTCGGGGCTTAACCTCAACGTCCCCATGCACGCCGAATATGAGATGTTGACGGACGTTTTAAAGGGGAAGATTGAAGCTGATCGCTACTTTGTGGCAATTTGGGAACTAGACGACCGCGAAGAAGTTTACGATCAAGCCAATTGGATCAAGGCAAACCCGTTGTTCAGTGAACCACATGTTAAGCAACGCATGACGGAGAAAATTCAGGCCGATGTTGACCTTGCCATTAAGCAAAATAACCTCATTCCGGTGCTGGTTAAGAACTTCAATATGTGGTTGCAAGCCAGTGAGGATAGCTATATTTCTGCCGACGATTGGGCTGCTGGTAAATTAGATGAACTCCCCAATTTGCGGGGGCACGATGTGTATATTGGCATTGATTTATCAAAAAGTAATGATTTGACCGCGGTTAGTTGGCTGGTGCCAATTGGCAACGGTCAATTTTATTGTGATAGTCATGCGTTTGTGGGGACTAAATACGGCCTAGATTCTAAGATTAAACGTGATGGTATTGATTACCGATCGATGGAACGGGCGGGCGAGTGTAGTATCACCCGACTAGACAGCGGCATTATTGATTACGATGCGCTATTTGACTATGTACAGCAATTAGTCGGGCAATATAACTGGAAAGTGAAAGCCGTGGCCTATGATCCATACAACGCCCAAACCTTAATCACTAAGTTCGAAAAATTGAATTATCCTTTATTTGAAGTGCGTCAAGGGACGTTGACCTTGAATATTCCCACCCGAAATTTCCGTGATCAGCTGTATGCGGGTCACATTAAACACAATGGCAATCAGATTCTCGCTTATGCGGTCAATAACGCCATCTTGAAAGTGTTAAATAATGGTTGGCAATTGGATAAGGCACGCAATAGCAACCGAATTGACCCGATAGCGGCGTTAATTAATGCTTATGTGGCCGGTATGGACTATTACCAAGAAAGCGAGGCGAACCAACATGCGAACGAATATTATGCGACTGCGACAGATCTGTTCTAATTACCTATCTGCAATCCTGCTGATTATGGGGCTGATTCTGCTAGTCGTTGGTGTCGGTGGTTGGTTAGGGTGGTATGCAGCCATCATGCTGGCCGGAGTTAGCCTGATCGTTTTGGCACTACTGATTAATTATGAAGAAAAGGAGGTGAACCCATGAGCATTTTTGTTAAAGCAAGCACCACCAGTGGCACTCATGATCCAGTGGCTGACGCCTTGGTTAGTCTGTCTAGTAATGACCCCTATACGTTTGTGAGTGCGGCGGTGCTACGGAATAGCGATATTTATGCGGCCATTAATATTATCGCCAGTGATATTGCCAGCAACCCGATCGTTTGTGATACGGCCATTTTTAATACCATGATTAATCAGAACCCGAATAGCAATATGGACGGTTACCATTTTAAATATGCCTTGGCGGCCAACCTGCTTCTTAATGGCAATAGCTTCGCGGAGATTTTGCCTAATCACACCCTTAAACTGATTCCAAACAATCAATTGGTGGTTGAGCAAGACGATGTGAGCGGCAAGTTGACCTATACTTATACGCCAACCAGTGGAACGTGTCGTCAGATCGCGCCTAACAACATTTTGCATTTCAAATATTTCACCAAAGACGGGGTATCGGGGATCAGTCCACTATATGCCCTCAAAGATGAGCGCCAGATTCAGTCGGCCGGCAATAAATTGCTAACCGGCTTTTTTACTGCCGGCGTGCACGGCACCACCATTGTTAAATTGCACCAAACGGACTTAGGCAAAGAAGCCAAAGAAAACGTCCGAAAACAGTTTGATGAAACTACAACCGGAGAAAACGCGGTTAATACGATTGTCACTGATGATGGTATGGATATTAGCAATCTACCCTTAAATACCGATGTATTAAAGCTGGTCAATTCTAATGACTGGACGACCCGACAAATTGCTAAAGCCTTTGGCTTACCACCGGAGCGCTTAGGGGTTGAAAACGATCATTCTAACCAAGAGCAAAGTGGCGTGCAGTATCTACAAGGGACGTTACAGCATTACTTCGATAGCTTCACCAGCGAACTATCATTCAAGCTTGGCCATGACTTCACGTTCAATACGGACAAATTATTGAGCCTTGATCCGCAGACCCAGCAAGCCCAAGCGGTGGCTGGATTTACGGGTGGCATTACGAGCCGCAATGAAGCCCGGGCCAAGATTGGCCTGCCACCAACTGACGATGGCGATATTTTCCTAAACTTACAAAAGAATGGAGTGACTAATTCATGAAACAAGACCGACGGTTAACGATTGACGCCGAATTGCGAGCACAAACACCACAACCAGAAACACCCGAAGATGGGCCAGCTGAAAATTCAGCAGACCCGCAACCTAAAGGTTCCCAAACAAACAAGGGCAAAACAATTAGTGGTTACGCAATTGTATGGAACTCACCAAGTAAAGATTTAGGTGGTTTTACCGAGATCGTAACCCCCAAGGCGCTTGATGGTGTCGATTTATCAAACGTTCTTATGCTCAATAACCACGACTACACTCAAGTGTTAGCCAGTGTTAAGGCGGGAACATTAACGCTAGAAACGGACGACAAGGGGCTACATTTCATTGCGCAACTACCGAATACGTCGTTTGCTAATGATGTTTACGAAGAAGTTCAAAGTGGGAACGTTGATTCCTGCTCATTTGGCTTTGATAGTGACGACGACACCGACGAATGGACCAAAGATGACGATGGCAATATCACGCGCACCATTAATCAAGTCAAAAGTATGTTCGATGTGTCAGTAGTGGCTGTTCCTGCTTACGACGATACGAATGTACAAGTTGATACGCGTAGTTACGAAAAATTTATCAATCAAGAAAAGGAGCCTGATAATATGGCAAAGCAAACAATTATTGATCCAAGCACGAATGAAGATGACAACAAGACCGGTGTTCCTGCCTTTGAAGCTTATGTACGAAGCCACGGTGAAACCCGAGACGGATTGAATACGAGTGGTGCCAGTGCGGTTATTCCTAAGGAACTGATCACCCCTGTTTTCCAATTAAAGCAATCCACCTACAATCTCGCCCAATATGCGACGGTTAAGCAAGTCTCTAGTGGTTCTGGAACTTATCCTATCTCGACTAGTCGACAATCAGCCGTACTGGCCACCAAGGAAGAACTCGCCGATATTGCGGACGTTAATGCGAATATGTTTACGGAAGTGCCGTTTGATGTGAAGACCCGTGCGGGTAAAATTGCCTTATCTAATGAAGTGGTGGAAGACGCCGAAGTTGATATTGTTAGCGAAGTTAAAACACAATTACAACAATTGGTTGATAACACTGACAATACCCAAATTATGGGCCTGTTAACGGGAACCAGTTTCGCCAAAGCAACGGCTACCAATATTGATGATCTCAAAAAGATTTTCAATGTGGCGCTAGATCCCGCTTTGAGCAAAATGTGGTTAGTGAACCAGTCCGGTTTCAACTACCTTGATACCTTGAAAGATTCCGAAGGGCGTTACCTATTACAACCGAACCCAACGGCACCCAGTGGCTTCACCTTGTTAGGGGCGCCAGTCGTCATGATTAGTGACAAGTTACTGGCCAACAACGCTGACGGGACGTTCCCAATGATTGTAGGGGACTTGTCACAAGCCGTGGCTGTTTTCCGGCGTAACCAAGTAACCGCCCAATGGGACAAGTTCGACCAGTTCAGCCAAGGATTATCAGTGATCGTGCGGAACGATTATGAAGTGATTGATAAGTCTGCTGCGATTAATGTGGCACTAGGAACAGCAACCAGCGGTAAATAGAAGAAAATAAAGGGGTGTTAATTCGCCACTCCCATACAAGGGGGAGCCACTTTGGACACCCCCTATATACATAAATTAAAACTAAGGGGGAACGAATCGTTACCCCCACAAAGGAAGTGATGATATGGCTGTGACGGTTGATGATATTAAAACCAGCTTACGATTGGACTTGACCGAAGATGATACCTTAATTCTGGGCTACTTAGATTCTGCTAAGGAATATATTCAGACCGCTGTTAGCACTACGGCTGATTTAACCCAATATAAGCAATATGATTTTGCAGTGTCGTTGCTAACGCAATTCTGGTATCAAAACCGGGTGGTAGATATGAAGCAGACTCCTTACCAAGTAGTTAGCATGATCCAGCAACTCCGTGGGCTGATAAGTGAATAAAAAGCATTGATGAATTTATTTCACTTTAATATAAAAGAAGTGAAAATTATTAAATTTAATGTTATAATATAGGTGTCCTTGGGTAATTCATTTAATTCATTGTTAGTAAGGGAGTCGCAGATTGCGGCTCCCTCTCCTTATACATATATTTGGAATCAGAAAGTGTGATTCCAATGCGTCAAGATATTAAGAAGATTCGTAATCTATTAAAAGAGTATGCCAAACTAAAACAGGAAATTCGGACGTTTAGTCAGGTATCTAGTCCGGCTTTAAGCGTGGCTCCTAGTCACAGTGGCGGCAACGGCGTTGAAAATAGCCTCGTGAACCATGTTGACCTATCTTATCAGCTGAAAGAGGTCGATGACGCGCTAAATGCGATCCATGATCCGCAGTATCAATTTATCCTACACGATTATGTTATTGAGAAACGTTTCACCCGAAACGAGGCTTGCGAACGATTATCCGTTAACACCAGCAAATTTAATTATATGAAAAACTGTGCGCTTGAATTATTTAGGGTTGCATACAGCGAATTAAAGTGTTAAAGTTAGTTAAATTGACATGTTCGGAAGTTATAAGTATCATTCATCTTTGCTATCTATTATTTTCTTAGGTGTTAATTCAATTTGGTTACTTTGGTTTGATTCCTAGGAGGATATATATATGCAAAATGGTACTGTAAAATGGTTTAATGCTGATAAGGGCTTTGGGTTTATCACTGGTTCAGATGATAAAGATGTATTCGTACACTTTTCAGCAATTCAAACTGACGGTTTTAAGAGTCTTGACGATGGGCAAAAAGTTAGTTACGATGTTGAACAAGGCGATCGAGGACCTCAAGCGACTAATGTTGTTCCACAATAATTTGTCTAATATTATGAAGAACTGCTTTTGATGGAGCAGTTCTTTTTTATTAAAGGCATACAGGAAAGCAATGTGATAATATGGATTTTATAGATGTTTATGGCATTAATCACGAAAATTGTACGCTTGTTACACCAACTAGAGAGTACAGTCGAATCAACATATTCATGGATTCAGTTGGGCGAAGATTTGTAGCTATGAGTCCTGATCCTGTACCTAGTAAATATGGCTCAGTAAATAGTCATTGGAAACGTGGCCGGCCATCTGAAGCACCGAAAGATTATTTTTATATTGATAAATAA